GCTTCATTATTTACAGAGAGTTCTGAATAAGAACCAGCATCCTGGTCGCCCATCCATGTGTACTCTGACATAGCATTTTCATCTACCAGATTATCCAGGATTGGTTTTACCTCAAGATAGATATTCTTCCAAGTACCCCAGATATTGGGTTCTTCCAAATACTTATTCAATATAGGACGAAGAGTCTTCTTCAAGTACAAATTCAACCTTACAATTGAAAGGAATCTTTCTGAATCTTGTTTTACTTGAGAAGAGAAGCAATGCCATAACATGGTTTGTTTACCAGAAGACGGAGTATCTTTGATTACAATCATGTTGGCATACATCTGAGCCAATTCGTTTAGTTCATTATAACGAGAATCACTACCATAGTTAGGACTTACTGGGCCCTGACCATCATAGATTACTCCACGGTTCATACCGGCAAATGACTTCCAAGGTCCATAGTTAGAAGCAGAAGTATCACCCAAACCGAAGATGGTACCCAATACATCTGAATTAGTAAGTAACCCGAATTCATTGTAGTACTTGATACCACCTGCAAAATAGGCCGCATACTTAGAATTACCGATACTACCCAAACAGTTATTAATCCAAGTGATAATGCTCTGCTTATTTCTAGGCTGAGTTCCCTCAGAATAATGGGTAGTATATTTAGGTACTTCGATGTAATAGGTATATTCTTGCAATTCAGCACACATATCTTTAGCAGCCTTATGTACTTTTAAAACATCTTGATCTGTTTTCAGATGTTGATGAATATGAGAACAAGCTAACTGATAAACATCTGTATAATCCTTTACCAAATCCAAAGAAGCAATCCATTCATCTGCAGTTGGGTCAGCACCAGCAGTACCCAGTGTACCATTGAACATAGTCTCAGTAGTGGTTGCTTCTTTACCTCCAACTTGGATAGTTAGGGGATTCTCGGTTTGATCAATTGAAGTCTGAAGCCAAGCTACCAGGTTTTCGAAAGACTTAATCTTATCGGTAGTGGTTACCATCTTAGGTTCCAGGTATGCAGAATTACTAGCAAAGTTGCTTAAAGCCAGGTAATCTACAGAAGTTTTATTCTGAGCATCCTTAGTTTTATAAGTAATTACCGGACCTGATTCCAGGATGGAACCATTGGCATCGTATATGTTATAGAAGATGGTATTCACTGATTTAGAAAAACCTACTTTAAAGGTTTCTCCAGAACCAATAGGATCACCATACCCTTTAGTTACCAAACCAAAGCTTACATTAGTACCTCCAGAAGTAAATTTCATTACTTCAGAAGCTTGAACTTCTCCAGGTATAGCAGAAGCTAATTCAATCTCATCTTCTTCTAATACTCTAGAGTCTTCTGCTTTAGTAATGGTACCCTTTTTAGCACCTGCTCCCAATACACGAATAATTCTTAGCTTAGAACCTCCTACTAAAGCTTTCTCTATGTTAGATACAGAACCATCAGGTACAATCTCTTTACCAAATATTCTTTGGAATTGAGAGAAAGAAGTGATTAATTCTGAAGGATCATCATAGGGACCTTTTTCAGTTCTAGCCAAGAAACATGATACTCCTAAAAGAGGAGTAGTCTGTTGAACATTGTTGTTCTCGAATTTAAAAACAACGCCTGGTGATTTTGACATATCCTTGTGTTTTATAGGTTATACATTAATTTAATTAATACCAGTAAGTATCGTTACCTTACTGGTATTATTAGAAAATTAATCTTCTTTATTCTTAAATAAACCTCCGATAGCCTTAATCACATCATAGAAACCACATCCTGATAAACCAGCAGCTAATCCATAAATTAATACCTGGTAGAAAGGATAGTTTTCCAATAATGGTGTAAGTTGTAATCCCCAAGCTATAAGACATACAAGAATACCTACTAAGGCAGATATACCAATCTTAGCAAGTTTGTTGTCTTTGATAGCTGGGATTACCTTTAGTATCTGAGTAACCAAAGATGATACCAAAGTTACTATACCCGTAAAGGTACCCAGATTGATTACGAACTCTGAATCAGTTGAAGGTTCTACTTCTGCAGCAAACAATGACACTGGTAAAATGAGTGCCATCAGCATAAACACTAACTTTTTCATTTTAGTAAATTTTTGAGTTAAACATGTATATTGAGATTGAGCATCTCCTCGTCCTTTTGGTATTCTGGTCCTAGTAAAAGACTTATATCTTTTATAGGTATTAGATCCCCCATTTCTACCAGTTTTTCTGGTATAATACCATCCTTACATACATATTGGTATACCTTTTCCAATAATCCATGGGATTCATCTGGATGGTCATAGAAATTACCAATCTCTATAAACAGATTCCCAGTAGGAGCTATCCTACCTTTATCCCATTCTTCTAAATCATTGAAGTAAGGTCTTATATATCCCCTAGTGGGTAATGCTTCATGAAGAATAGAGTGAAGTAATCTCATATCATTCTGAGTAGTTGCTACCAGATGAATATCGATAGTGATATCCTTGGTTTCATACGGGAACTCTGACATCTGATAATTGCCTGCCTCTAATTTATCTCCAATGATATATTTCTCTACTCCAATATCTCCAGGATAATAAGCAGTGCTTTCTATAGTTATCCTTGGACAAGTTTTAGGACCTCTTACCTGGTTATTACCTATACCAAATAAGTAAATGAACTTATCTATTGCTTCCTTATCTTCTTGGAATCTCTTTTCATTCTCTTGTGATAAAGGTAAATAATCCTCAGGATTAAGTCCCATCTTCTTTTCTAAGAGAACATTCAATAAGCATATATAGAAGGTTCTCTCTACTATCTCTTGTGAATTTACCATAATTACCTCCTATCTTATTTTCATTACATAAGCCAATACATAATATGGTGGCCTATTCTCATGAGCACTACCTCCACCAGTTGGCTGAGTATAAGCTGAATAACTTGAGTCAGGCCTAGTATGATTGGGGAATGGTCGATTATTAGAATTGTCCCCCCATTTTTCTTCTTTAAACGTAATCTTATGACTATGTGGTGGTATTTGATCTAAAGTAAGAGTTACTAGGGCCTGCCCACCAGTATTACCAATACGTTCGTATTCATAATTTCTTGGATCATATCCTACTACAAATCTACCTCTTAAGTCTGGAACACTTATATAACCAGCTTTAGTAGAAGCAGTATTATACTTATCTCCAATAGCTTTATATAATTCTGGGTATTCTGCTATACTTACTTGACTTCCATCACAAAGTACATAACCTTCAGGAACTCCAGAACCAGACCATAATTGGATAAGACCAATATCCCCTCCAGCAGTGTTCTCTTTTTTACCCTGTCTACAAGTTACAACTACAGTTTTACCTGATTCATCCTGTATGAAAATTACTTGGCCAAGTTTATCATTATGAGTATTATCGTTTAAGCTCATGATAAGAGTAGTACCAGAGCCAGATACATCTCCCGAGTTTTCCCTAGTATAATTTACATTAACTGGATCACCAACTTTCTTTCCATTGATTACCATTTGTTTAGTAGATACAATAGTAACCTCTTTACTTTCTCCTGTAGGCTCAAAGTATAATTCAGTGGGTGAAACTCTGAAAGTGTATTCATAATTGCCTTCCCCTTTCTTGTGGATAAGCTTTACTTCTTTAGTTGACCCATCTACAGCTTCTACTGTTAAGATCTGAACTATATCTTTGTCCGTAGCATTCTTTTCTTCTGGTGTTACCGTTATAACAGTCCTACCTGAACCTTGATTTTTACTTATTGTAAATCCCATTATCTATATTTCCTTATTTCTTTACGAAGTTCTCTTACTATAGTTTCCTTCAGAACCTTCTTACCACCAACTTGTTCGAAAGCTGGTGCCCATAGAGGTCTTGGAGGTAAATTACCACCTCTAGAACCATACTCTAACATGATAGCTACTTGGTTCAATGTTCTTTTACTAGTCCTATCACCCTTTCTGGTTTTCTTAAGGTTAGTAGGTATACCTACGTAAGTTCGATTCTTCTGTTTTACTATTTGTACTGATCTCAAATACTGACCCGTATAATTCAAAAGGGTATGCTCTCCATATCGTTTAATAGTATTAGCAGAGTGAGGATCCCAATGGGTTCCTCTTGGGGGAGTACCTGTTCTTAGGCATTTTTTCACAAGTCTGAGAAGTTGATTGCCGAATTTCTCAGTAGCTCTATCATAAGCATTCCTCATGATAGGAGGAGTTTCTGCAATCAACTTCTCAGCTCTAGCCTGTTCTTTTGGGTCAGTATATATCTGTAAGTCTCCCAAGGGAGTACTTATAGTTATGTTTACTGACTTACTTGCCATCTGGATTTTCCTTCGGTTTATTCAAGCCAAGTGAATCCATCATAAGGTTTATGGCTTGCTGTTGTGATTGTAATACTGATACTACATCTTTCCTGAATGAAGCGAATTCTTCATTGAATTGACTACCATTAGTGGGCTCCTTGTTTTCAAACATAGCAAGGATATTATCGCATTCCTTTATTATGTTCTCGTATTTACCTACATTATTAATAATACCAAGAGCCTGTGACCTTTGCAATGATACTTCGTTTACAATATTATTTCCAATTAGAGTGTAGTACACATTGTTATAAATGCCTTCATTTCCATCTGAAGGTAAATATACGGTTACTGTACCAATGGAATCTTGAAGAACAATTTCTATAAGATTAGAAAAGCCATCACCATTTTCATTAGCTCTGGGTTTACTTTCTCCTACCTTTACTACTTTAGCTCGGTCAAAGATTGGGTACATTGATCTTCTGTCTCTTTCTAGAGTAAAGACTGAATCTCCTCTTTGTAAGGATTTGAATTTCATTTCTTCCATACTGCATTATTTTTATTGATTAGACTTAATCCCATTTGAACCATACTGGGATTCTGTTTCATAAATTCTACTAGGTTCAAGAAATTATAGTATCCATAGATATCTATCAGTCTTTGTGCTTCATCGGCTACTCTCTTTGCTACCTCTAAATTAGGAGCCGGTAGTTGCATTTGGAGAGTAAAGGTTTGTAGTTTATTATCTTCTTCCATGTTTCTTACTAGATTAAAACGAAAAAAGGGAAATACCCACTACAGGTACCTCCCTTTTCCCTAATCAACTTTAATAGAAATTATGCAGTTTTATTACCTAAAGCCTGTACTACCGAGTTAATAATGTTCTGATCTCTTTGAGCATCAACTACTCGATTCAGTCTAGCAATTTCTTGGTCTTTTGCAGTGTTCTCAATCAGACACTTAATCTCTTGCTGGCCTTTCATTACCTCGCAATGATTACGTTCTGCCTGAAGAGCTAATCTGTTTTCGGATTCTCTAACTAAGCTCTTAATTTCACAGCAGCAATTTGACTGTTGATGTTCCATCTGGCAAAGACGATCCATAACCCGATTGAACCCTGCTCCCATTTGATCACGAGAATCCCGGATATCAGAATTAGTCTTATAACCAAGATCACAAAGGCCACGTTCAGTAGCAAAGCGATTGTTAAGTACTTCTTTACCTACACCCTCTACTTGTCTAGAAACTCCTGCAACTTCAGAAGTAACTCCACGAGCAGCATCAGATATGTCTTTGTAAATACCAGCTTTTGCTTCCTGAACAGTAGATTCCACTTTTTGGATATCAGCTTTTGTGTCATTGATTTTGTCCCACACAGAAACTGCAGCAGCACCAAAACCACCACCTACTAAAGCTCCACCGACAGCACCCCAACCGGAGCCCCATCCTCGATTATTACAACATTCATCACTATAACGATTACGATCCGCAACCACTACAGTACCTTCACCAGATTTAACTTCCATAATGATTTAGTTTTAAAGTTAATAATTAAATTTATCTATCAATAAATGTACTAGTGTTGTGTTTAGGATTAAATTGTCTAGGTGGGCCAAGAAACATCCCAATTATGGGTATTATTCCCCTCTTCAATCCTAAAGTTACCAATTGATAACCATAAACCTCTTACAGAATTATAGGCCCATACATAAACATCATCTCCAATCCCTCTATCCTTAGTAGTACTTTGAATAGAATTCACAGTTATTTTACCTTCTACTGAGTCTACTATAATACCTTCACGTATTAAGCTCATATCATACATAGAGGCAGAAGTATGAGGTATATTAGCCGTATCAAATA